ACAACACTCAAAGATGTCCAGTCAATGAAGTTATCAGTAGATTGAATCTCTAATGATGGATTGAATAATGTACCTAACTGTTCTATCAACTCTAGTTTTTGTTGGTAGTTAGTAGTCCAGAAGTCTACAGTGATACGCAATGTATATGGAACAGGCATCAATCGTTCAATAGTAAAGGCCTGTCCTTGTGTGGTTTCATAGCTTTGTGTGGTTGCATTGTACGAACGTTGGCGAACAGTCATCTTGTCTACGTATGTAGGATCTTGTGTTCTACGTTGGTCATATTCTAACCCACTGATGTAATATGTAATTAAAGGAGCACTTGGTAAATTACTTGCACTGTTATTAGCAAGAATAGTACTTGCTTGACGACTTGAATCTCCGTACATCATAGGTACACGTACAAGAATTTCATTACCTGCAGGATCTTTACCTTTAGTAACGGACCAGTTGCTAAAGATTTTCGCAAATTGAATTAAGAACCTGCGGATTTGATTATCGTAAAAGTATTGTGCCATTTGTTATTCTATCGGTGGTAGTGGGTCAGGTGATAATTGAAGTATTGTAGACAATCCTTGAGCTTGTGGAACATACTTGTCTTGTTGCTGTAGATAAATCTCATCTTCATTATTAATGTATCCTGACAATAATGATTTATCATCGTAAGTGAAGCCCGTATCCGTTCTTACGTTTTCAGAGATGCGAACCCACATTGCACCGTCCCAACGGAATAGTATTTGAGGTGAATAGTCAATACGTAAGAAGTAGTCACCCACTTGTTGATTCTGAGGGAATGATATGCCAGACCCAGTAGGCATTCCATTTGGAGCTTGTCCGTCGCCAGTTAAATATCCTGCGCTATAACCAAACGACCTAGGTGTAGCACGTGCTATATACTGAAATCTAGGATCACAATCTGCACGATAGTCCATTTGTTGTGTAATATCACCGGTGAATCCTGGAGCCTCTGGATTTTGGTCAGCAGTAGCATAAGTGTTGTCAGCAGTACCGTATGGTCCTGTAATAGCACCCAAGCTATGTACAGATAGAATCATAGCTCCCTTAACCGGACCTGAACCTGTACCCATTCTTTCAGGTGTTGTTTCTATTAATTGTAGACTTGCCTGAACAAATTTATCTAATTGTTCAGTATGATCCATATCCACTGTCATGTCCCAAATACTCTTTAGAGAAGCTTTGGGAATTTTGATTACTGGACTAGGATTCTTAAACTCAGGGTTACGCATCATCGCAACGGTACCTGTAATGTTTATAGATGATGTTATTATGTTAGTAGGTGGCGCCGGCTGATTTATCTTACCGGATAATTGACCATTCTCTGAATATGCACCGTATGTCGGTACAACATACAATTTGCTGTTATCGTAGCCTGCTTTAGGAACGATACGTTGTGCTTCCTGCAATGCCGCATTGTTGATTTGAATATTCTTGTTGTATGTTGATAAGATATCTTTAAGATTGTCAGCGGTATCAAGTTCCCAATATGTTGCGTTAGGTGGTGCAATACCAATTGGCACTTCAACTAATGCTTTGTAGTTTTTGTCACCATACGTGATGACGTATCCTGCAGGATATGTCTTAGTAACATCCCAATTGCCCAAATAAGTGTCTTGGTTAATTGGTTGCTGTAAAATCTGACTAAATTCTTCACTGTCAACTAAAGGTTCGCACTTGATGCGCCATAGATGAGGGAACCAAGTTTGACTAAAGCCTTCTGACGCATAGTTAGCATCAGTAATTTGCATGAAACGTTTCAATGCAACAGGTATTGTTTCTTTCAATGGATTATAATCAAGCAAGTGAGGTAATTCAAGTACATCACCAACCATCAATTTACGACCTACGATATCAATCATGTCATTGTAATGAACAGTAACGAAGATAATATCATTGTTTAAGAATAAACCAAACTGTGACAAGTCAAAATCCAAATTTTGAACATTGTAATGACCACGTAATCTATAGATATTAGGATCATACGTGCGATCCCTGTTTTCTAAGAATAATAAATCTTGAATGTTGGTTGGGTCTAGCTTATCATACTGAGGTTGCGTATAATCAGTACTAGGTCCTTGACTTGTAGGTCCCAAATATTTGTGAATGTACAAGTCGGTGCCGCCCACAGTCAATTGTTCAGAAACAGTTCTGTCCAAAAAACGATAGTCGTTTTGCTTGTTTTCGCGGTATAGGCTTAATCTTGGCATATAGTATTTATCGCAGGTAAGGCTTGACAATAAATGGACAATGATATATAATACGATATACCTTGCAAAAACGGAGCAAAAATGGCAACTCGCAAAACGATCAAAAAACTAGTCGATACTCTCGGTGTCAAAACACTTGACCCAAAAGATGCAGACACAAAATATTTTGGTGCTGAACCTGCGTTCATTGTTCAGCCTGAGAATCGGAACATTGAACTAATTCGGTCATTCAATTGGTATAGCCGATTCTATGGTCGTAAAGACGCAAAAGATTTGATTGTTCAATATCTTGACTTAACTGGTAATGATGGACTAGCTAAAGTCGTTCGTAAGGTTGATGAAAGTAACCTCAATCCAAGTTTGTGTTGGCTAGCCCGACTGACGTTGCGTGGGTTGCAACTCACTGATGAGGAAAATAAACGATTGCAAGATGAAATCAACCGTCTTGTTAAGAGTGTGACTGATCCTGAATACAAAGAAAGTCAACTCAAGGTTAATAAGAAACCTGAAGTAAAAGTAGAGGTTTCTCGACCCAACGTGCAAGAAATCATGAAGGAAAAGGCACGTGAAGCCGCAGGTGAAATTGAAGGCATGTTCGATGACTACTTACTTGCAGGTGCAAAGTCTACTTTCAACTTCAAGCCTCTAGATGAATTGGCTAAGAAGAATGTATTGCCCCAACATATCTACATTTTCACTGATGCATGGAATCGTAAGCGTAATGAAATTGAGGAAGCAATGCAGGGTAAGGACTCTCAGTTGGTTCAAGCTTATAGTCATTACACCAAGACTCAACTTAAAAACATTCTCAAGTTTATTGACCAGTGTTTGAGTGACTTCAACAGTTACGTTTCTATCAAGAAAGCCGCTAAAGCTAAGCCTCGAACACGTAAGGCAGTGCCTGTTGAAAAGATTGTAGCTAAACTCAAGTTTATGAAGGCGTTTAAAGATGCCGCAACAAAGCTTGATTTGATTAGTTTGCATCCGATCAAACTGCATGGTGCTAGCGAAGCATGGGTGTATGATACTGCCAAGCGTAAACTGCATCACTATCTTGCCGATGAATACTCTAAGACTTTTACAGTCAAAGGTAACACATTGCTAGGGTTTGACAACAATCAAAGTGAAGTCAAAACACTGCGTAAACCTGCTGAACAAATTAAAGAAATTATGGGTAGCAAGCCGGCCGCACGTAAATACTTCAAAGATATCAAGGCAGTTGCAACTAGCCCTAATGGTAGGTTCAATGATGCTATGATAATTCTGAAAGCGTTTTAATGACTAAACTTCTGATCTGTGGCGATAGCTTTGCCGCAGATTGGACTGTTAAAGTAAAAGGTGTAGGTTGGGTCAATCTGCTTGAGCAAGATTACAAAGTAACAAATCTTGCACAAGCGGGTTGTAGTGAATACAAAATCCTAAAGCAATTACAGTCCGTAGACATAGATAAATTTGATTTGGTGCTAGTGTCACATACTAGCCCCTTTCGCCTTTATGTGAACGAACATCCGGTACATAGTAAAGACAAGTTACACAAAAATAGCTGTTTACTATATACTGACGTATTGGAACATCTACCCAATCACCCTGAGTTACAGCCCGTAATAGAATACTTTGACAAGTACTTTGATGTAGAATATGCAGAACACATGCATAATCTATTATTGCAAGAGATTGAGGCATATTGTCCTATTAAGACCCTGCATGTTTCACATATTGACTGGAAAAATCTATATAAGTTTGAGAATTTTTTAAACTTCAAAGATTTGTTCAGTAAACATAGGGGGTCAATCAATCATTACGATGAAATAGGTAATCGTACTGTATATGAAAATGTAATTAAACAATTGAGAAAAATGAATGAGTAAAAAAATAATGTTGATTGCAGGTGGTAGCGACCCTGCAGGATCTGAGATTGATGGATCAAGTGATAGTCCATACAATCGACAGAATAGCTTTGGTAATCTGCTAGCACAAAAGCTAGGATATGAACCAGTAAACATTGCAATTGCAGGTTCGGCAAATGGCGGTGTCGTCAGAAGTGTCCTAGATTGGTTTAATAACAATTACGATCCATACAGTGAAGTATTTGTACTTGTAGGCTGGGCTGATGGTATTAGAATGGAAGTTCCCTTCTATCAAAAGACATGGTACAATCAAGAATGGGATAAACATGTAGATTGGTACAGCACTACCCATGATGACTACATCAGAATCAATATGGGCTACAAAGGTAACGGTTCTAAAGAACAAGACTTTATTGAAGGTTATCATAGATTCATGGCTGATAACGAGTTGTACCTAGAAATACTCAGCGCAACCTACGTTACTCAATTACAATTCTTCCTACAAATGAAGAAGGTCAAATACTTGTTTGTAAATACGCTTTACATGTTTACACAAGAACATGAAACATTAGCTTGGTACAAAGAACAGATTGATCGTAAACGATTCTTAGACTTTGACAACAACAGTGAACCGTTCTATTACAAGTATGCTAACTTGGGCTACAAGAACACAAAAGCAAAGTATTATCACCACGATGAAGTTCCGCATAAGCTTTACTCAGAACATCTTTACGAGTATATTACTAAGAACAAACTACACACCACTTACAAATAAGGACCAATATGACACAAAACATTGATTTAAACAAATACCAACAATTCGTAGAGGCTGTAACCAGCAAAGCAAGTAATGACTTGACTACATTTATGAATCGACTAGATGAACTAGACGGAAACTTTGATGCCACTGTATGCACACATGGTCCTGATATCAATGTTCCATTGCTTATGACTGCATGTTTTGGTTTGGCAGCAGAAGCAGGGGAATTCATTGAGGTGCCTAAGAAGATTATCTTTCAAGGTAAGCCTCTAGATGAAGCCGCAGTCTTTCACATGAAGCGTGAACTAGGTGATGTTATGTGGTACTGGATCAATGCATGTCGTGCATTGAATATCGACCCTAATGATGTTATTGATGAAAATATTCGTAAGTTAGAAAGTCGATATCCCGGTGGCACATTTGATGCACACTATTCAGAGAATCGCAAAGAAGGCGATATTTAACTAAAACGGGCCACAACGCCCGTTTTTTATTGGTCTATAGGTGACCCACTACCTCAAAGTGTGGCTATAATCCGTTCTCATAGTGGTGCGACGGTAGAGTGCGGGACCAACGCAATATTTATGGGACTACCCTTGGATGCTTTAAACGCCTCACCTTTGTTGAGTAACGTTTCCCATATCTTAACAGTTGATAGTATGCCAGGTCATAGTAATTGCGATAGAGGGCCTGGGCTGTGTGTAGAATCCTGATGAATATACCTACACTTTAACAGCGAATACGGAAAAGTCCCTTCACGGGGTCGGTGAGATATAGTCAATCCTCCACCATAATCTTTTAATTCATCATCGCCTATGTTCCTCAAGAATGTTTTTTGGCTTGTAGATTTTATATCTACTCGCCATTGCCTAAGAATATCTAAAGACATATAACCAGATAAATATAAGATATTAGGAACCAATCATGACTGTAAGCGCACTAGCAACACCAATGAGTACACCATCTAGTTTAACACTAGATGAATTAAAAGAAGCATTATTCAATAACATCCGACTAAGATTAGGTGGTGATATTATTGATTTAGAACTTGACCCTCAGCATTATGAAGCCGCATTTAACTATGCCATTAAATTATACCGTCAAAGGGCACAAAACGCTACTGTCGAATCCTATACATTAATGACTGTCATTAAGAACGTAGACACATATACATTACCCTCTGAATTTATAAATGTACGTAGTTTATTCCGTAGAACAGTTGGCTTAGACACCGGTCCTAGTTCTAGTAGCTTTGATCCATTTAGTTCAGCTATTCTTAACACATACCTATTAAACTACAACTCTGCAGGTGGTATGGCAACGTATGATTTCTATGCAGGATATGTTGAATTAGCCGCACGTATGTTTGGTGGTTATGTAAACTATACATTCAATCCAGTAACCAAAATTTTAAAAGTTGTTCGTGATTTCAAGGGTACAGGTGAACGTATTCTGGTTTGGGCTGATATCCAACGTCCTGAGTCAGAGCTACTACAAGATCCAGGTGCAGGTGTTTGGATTGGTGATTTTACATTAGCAGTACTCAAAGGCATCATCGGTGAAGCACGTGAAAAGTTTGCTAGTATTGCAGGCCCGGGCGGCGGAACTTCACTTAACGGTGCAGCCATGAAAGCAGAATCTAAAGCATTGCAAGAAACACTTATCGAAGATTTACGTAGATATCAAGATTATAGTCAACCATTGACTTGGATTCAAGGGTAAACTAGTTCTTTACTTTTTCATACTCCTGTCATATACTAAGTACTTGACAGGAGTTTCCATATGATTTTAGGTGTTACTGGCTTTATTGGAAGCGGCAAAGACACAGTTGCTGATTATCTTTGTACGTTTCATGGGTTCAAAAGAGTAAGCTTTGCGGCTTCTCTAAAAGATGCAGTTTCAAGTGTATTTGGTTGGGACAGAGAACTATTAGAGGGTTCTACTAAGACAAGTAGAGAGTGGCGTGAACAAATAGACCCATGGTGGAGTAATCGACTAGGTATAGAAATTACTCCAAGATGGGTCCTACAGTACTGGGGTACAGAAGTTTGTCGTAATGGCTTTCATAAAGATATTTGGGTAGCAAGCGTTGAGAACAAATTACGTCAGACTAAAGACAACATTGTCATTACTGATTGTCGATTTTCCAATGAAGTATTAGCTATCAAGAATGTAGGTGGTATAACAATGCGAATTTCAAGAGGACCAAAACCCGAATGGTATGATGCCGCAGTGTCATTTAATCAAGGGGAGATACGTAATATGACTTGGTCTCTAAGTAGGAAACAGCTGGAATTATTGAAAGTTCATGCAAGTGAGTACTCTAGTGTGGGGCTAAACTATGACCATTATATTAACAACGACGGCACTATTGATGACCTACATAAACAGATCAAGTCAATAATCAACCTCTAAGTCCCCTCGTTTCCAAGTAACTTCTTTTTTCTTGATTACTTCAATACAATTAAGACAAACGGATCGAAGATTACTACTAGCAATATTCTCTAGTTTACCGTCGACATGAAAGACAGTAATTTGTGAATTGACGACACTATGAAAGCCACATAAATCACATGTGGCTTTTTTCTTATATCCACCGCGTGCCCAAAGTGACCGTCTAGGTTTCAGTTTCTTCTTTTTCCTGCCACATTCATCACACACACTTCTATAATGAACTACTCCATCGCGGTGATAGTTTACAGCACAGTAATTCTTATCGCATGTAGGACAGATGGGTCTTTTTGTTGGCATCTTATATTTAGTGAGAAACCTTCGAAGGCACGCTAAACCAGCCTTTTTTGCGTTTCACACTAAATAATAGTATGCATTTTAGGTGGTAAACCTCATAATTTTACATAAAGGAAAAAGAAAATGGCATTAACATCTCCCGGCGTAGAAGTACAAGTTATTGACCAAAGTCAATATCTTCCAGCGGCCCCAGGTTCCGTTCCGTTCGTCTTGTTAGCAACAGCGCAAGATAAGACTGAACCATCAGGCGTTGGCATTGCAGCAGGTACAACAGCGGCAAACGCTAATAAACTATACCAAGTAACAAGTCAACGTGACTTAGTTACACTATTTGGTAACCCGACTTTCTATACGACCAGCAATGGTACACCTCTACAGGGTTATGAACTCAATGAGTACGGCCTTCAGGCAGCATATTCTGTGCTTGGTGCTTCAAATCGTTGTTATGTATTGAGAGCAGACATTGATCTAGCAAGTCTAGTAGGTCAAACAGGTCGACCAGTTGGTGAGCCTTCAAACGGCACATACTGGTTAGACACTACAACATCAACATGGGGTATCTATGAATTCAACGCTACAACAAGTAGTTTTGAAATTCAGAATCCTATTATCATTACTGATGATATTTACATGTCAGGTGGAGATCCAATATCAAGCTTAGGTGCAATTGGTGATTATGCAGTATATGCATTACCCCAAGAAGGTGATGCTCCAACCACATCACATCAGTTCTTCTATAAGTTAACTGATAATGTATGGGCACCAATTGGTAGTAAATTATGGCGCGAAGATTGGCCTACAGTACAAGGCTCAGCATCATCTCCTGCACTAACAGCAGGAAACTCATTCAATCTTAACATGGATGGTGACGTAACAGTTGCGATCAGTGTTCCTGACGCAGGCGGCGGTATCGGAAACGTTACTGGTGTTGCAGGAGTAATCAATAGTTTAGGTTGGGGTTACTTATCAGCATCTGTACGTGATGGCAAATTATGTATTTTCCAAGCTTTCCCAGAAGGTGCTAGTAGTGCTCCAAGATTTCTTACTATTTCTACGGGATCAGGCACGGTTCTTACTGATTTAGGTATTGCTCCTGGTACATACTATCAACCAGTAATGTCATGGGGAACAAGCGCACAACAGCCACTATGGGCCGCCGGACAAACATATCCTCGTCCAACAGGTTCTGTATGGATGAAAGTTGGCGGTACAGGTCTAAACCCAACTGTGCAAGAATGGTCAAACGTTACTGCATCTTGGGAAACTAAAACAGTAACTCTTGCACAAGGTGACGTTAGTGCAATTTATGCATTAGATCCTACTGGCGGTCAAGCAATTCCTGCTGATACGGTATATGCTCAATATACACAAAACAATTCGTTCAATTTAGCTCCGGTAAATCTATGGAAGCGTGTAGCGACTGGTCCTACAGTAGTTACAGGTACAAATACAGCACCTGACTTTTCTGCACTTAGTCCAACTGGTTCAGGCCCATACTTGTTGTATGTAAACGTTTCTACTCCAGGTAGTAACTCTTTAAGTACTGCATATACTGTATCTATTCCTGAAGGTGCTGACGCTAGTGATTTTACAATTGCATGGTCAGCGGCAAATATTCCCTTCACTACTGCAACAGTAGCCACATCAGGTGCAATTCAATTGACACATACTGAAGGTGGCGTAATTGTAGTAGACGATATTGAACCATCCGGTACATATGAGTATAAATCTAACGGTGTTCTAGCAGAAGCTGGATTTACTGTTGCAACAGATGGTGTAAGATATTATAGCTGTGTTCAAACAGTATTCAGTGGAGTAGCACAATCTGCAACAACAGGTGGCGGCGCAAATGCAACATTCACAGTTACATTAAGTAACGGTGCATATGTTGTCAGTCCAAATACATTTGGTAATGCTGGTACTGGTTATGCAGCCGGTGATATAATAACTATAGCCGGCGACGATTTAGGTGGCGAGGTAACAACTAACGATTTACAAATCAAAGTTCTTTCTATAGACGTTAGCGGCGGTATTACTGGTGTAACATATGTTACAGGTTCGGCAACAACAGCTTATAAGTATGAATTGAGTAACTGGGTAATTTTTGATTACACAGCTAACGATGGTGCTCCTGTAGCAAATCCTGTTAATAATTCAAACTGGTTCTACTCAGTAGTAGACCAAGTTGACATTATGGTTAACACATCTAATGGTTGGAGAGGCTATAAAAATCAACCTTATGACTTGAATGGTTTCCCACTACCAAGCGGTGCAGGTAACACAGACCCTAATGGTCCTATCGTAAGCCCAACAGAACCAACAACTCAAAGTGATGGTACTGTATTAGTATACGGTGATTTGTGGATCGATACAAGCAATTTGGAAACTTATCCAGTAATCAGTCGTTGGCAATCTGTCAGCGGTGCAAATCAGTGGGTTCTAATTGACAATGCTAATCAAACTGATTCAAACGGTGTATTGTTTTCTGATGCACGTTGGGCAACAAACGCAACAACATCAGTAACTGATGATCCTATCCCAACTATTGTTAGCTTGTTGACAAGCAACTACTTAGATTTGGATGCACCTGATGATGCACTATACCCAACAGGTATGTTGTTATTCAACACACGCCGTTCAGGTTATAATGTTAAACAGTTCAAACAAAACTACTTTAGCATTCAGAATTTCCCTGGACAATCTCTACCAACAGAGAGAAATGCATGGGTATCAGTAAGTGGTCTAATGGCTAATGGCGCTCCTTACATGGGTCGTCTAGCACAACGTAATATGGTTGTTGAAGCACTACGTGCCGCAATCGACACTAATACGGATATTCGTGATGAAGATAACTTCTTCAACTTGATGGCTACACCAGCATATCCAGAACTACAACCTAACATGGTTGTGTTGAATGCTGATCGTGGTGAGACAGGTTACATCTTAGGTGACACCCCAATGGGTCTATCTGATAGTGCAACTGACATTCAAGCATGGGCAACTAACGCCGCAGGTGCTCAAAGCACAGGTGAAGAAGGTTGTGTAACACGCAATACATACTTGGGTCTATTCTATCCAAGTGGATTAACAAGTGACCTATCAGGTAACTTGGTTGCTGTTCCCCCATCACACATGATGTTGAGAACATTTATTAGAAACGATAACATTGCTTATCCTTGGTTAGCGGCTGCAGGTACACGCCGTGGTATCATTGATAACGCAACTAACATCGGTTATATCAATAGACAAACTGGTGAATTCGTTACAATCAAGACACGCTTAGGTGTTCGTGACGTTCTATATGTCAACTTCATTAACCCGCTAGTGTTCTTCACTGGTCAAGGTCTATTGAACTACGGTAACAAGACAAGCTTTAACTCTAGCTCTGCATTAGGATTGCCTGACTCTTGCGTCGCTTAGCCAGCGTT